ACCCAGCAATATTAACTAGTCCAGGTAAATTCATTCACGCTAGAGAAGGTAAGTTAATTTGGATCAAAGAGAATCTGAACCCACAGCCAAGAGAAATTATGTTCGCTAATACTGGAAAAAAGTTTGAAGCGATTAAAGACAAGACTCCACAAGAGATTAGAAACTCAATGTTGATAGATGACTATTATCCAAACCTTGCTCCATGGAAAGAGATTGGCGGTATTGCTATCATGTATAAATCTTATGATCAAGTAAGTGCAATATTAGATAAGTTTAGACTAAAATAATGTTATGATCCCTAATGAGTCAACACTCAAGAAAGAGTTTTCGAAACGTGATGTACAAAGAATGCGTAACCTAATCACCGGTAAATCTGGTGACAGAACTCAGATTCAAGCAGGCTACGAAAGAAAACACCAAGACTATAAAGAAGGTGATGTTTGGGAAGAAGATGGAAAGAAGTGGACTATCAAAAATGGTGTTAAGCAGTCTATTACAAAGCTAGACAAGTTTAAACATCTGATCAGCCTTCCTTTAACTTGCCCTTGTTGTAAGAAGCCAATGAAGGCGGACGACATCAATAAGAAGATGTACTCTATTCATAAGATGTGTCTAGGATGCGTAGTTGAAATGGAAGATAAACTAAAAGCAGAAGGTAAGTACGAAGACTACGAAAAGAATATACTTAACTCTAACAAGAATGCTAGCCTAGAAGACTTTGAAAAGGCTCTAGACGCTTGGCTTGAAGAGAAAGATACCTTTGTTTCTGAACAAGGAGACATAGAAAACTGGTCTGGTGGAGATAAAACCAAGGCCTATGAGGAGATCAAGAAGAAGATCCAAGAATGGAAGAAGGTTGATATTTATTAGTAAATCGTTAGAGTATATGCCAGCCACTTCTAAACAACAGCAAAAATTGATGGGACTTGTTCATGCCCTTCAAAAAGGAACTGTTAAACCTTCACAAGCATCTCCTAAAGCAAGAGAGATGGCCAAGACTATGAAGCCATCTGATGTAAAAGACTTCGCTGCCACTAAACATAAAGGTCTTCCTAAGAAAGTAAAGAAAGAAGAAGGACTACAGATTCCTGAAATGTATGTGGTTCGTAAGCCTAAAGTAGGTATGAAAGAAGCTGATCTTGTAATGAAGATCAATCCACTAGAAGGAATTCAGCCTCTTAATATTGGTATGGACGATGTTCATACTGTAGCTGTAGATGCAACTCAAGCTCAAGAGATTGCGGCTGAAACATATAGAAAATGTATGGACGAAGCTTTCCAGCTTGAAGAGAAGAAAGGAAAGGTTGGTGACAAGCTTAAAAAAGCTATCGACCACCTAGAGAAGAAAAGAAAAGAGCATCTTGATATGGCAAAAGAAGATCCTAAGAGTGCCGCTAAGCATAAAGAGCATATCGCTAAACTTGCCCAGCAAATCGATGATCTTATGACCAAGATGGAGAAGATCGAGAAGAGCAAAAAAGAGATTAAGAAGGACGAAGACAAAAAAGATAAGTAATGAAACAGCAATTAAGCGAAATAAAAAGAATGCAAAAATTGGCTGGTATCATTAACGAAGATTTGACTAGTGATATCAAATCTGATTTAGAGAAAGTATCAGGTTTAGGACCTATTCTTGATCCTGTTAAAGTAAAAGAAGTAGCTAAAGAATTAGTAAAAACTTCTAAGAAAATAAACCCTGACGTTTTTCAAAAAGACATAAACGCCTTTAATAAAATAGCTGTTTATTTAGCTAATAATAAACTAAGTAAAGCCGCTACTACTATTGCTAGTTTAGGTGAGAGTTTTCGTTTAACAATATGGGGCATTATGGATGAGGTATATCCAGAACTTTGGAATACACTATTTCAAGAAAAATATCATTCAGATGCAAAACCAACACCAAAAGATAATTTACCTGAATAAAAAAGATAAGTAATGGAAGCAGTAGGACTATTCTTAGGTACATTAATGCAGAGCCGTAATCAAGCTCACATTTACCACCTTCAAGTACAAGGTATGGGTTCTTTCGCAGCCCATAAAGCGCTTCAAGAATATTATGATGGCATAATTGATCTAATTGATGGAATCGCTGAATCTATTCAAGGTCGCTATGGTATCATAACTAACTATAAAATGGCTGATACTATTCGTGAAGATAATAACGCTAGACTATATTTTGATGGTCTATCTAAATTTGTAGAGACTATCAGAAAGCAGCTTCCTCAAGATTCTTATATACAAAACGAAGTTGATACTGTAGTTAAGCTCATTGAGACAACTAAGTACAAGCTTAAATTCTTACAATAATGGATAAGGCCTTACTTAAGCAAATAAAGAAAGGCATCGAAGTCGAAATGGAACACACTGATGATCCTAAAATGGCTTTGAAGATAGCCATGGATCATATCAAAGAAGATCCTAAATACTACGACAAACTAACTAAAGCAGGTCTAGAAGAGTGTTGCTCAAGAGGTATACAACTTCATGAAACTGCAAACAGACTTCTAATCTCAGAAGGTCTTAATTACCATTTACAAAATAAGATTGATCTTAACGAATCGATCTACCGTCCTCAATCAACAAACTTTCTAGCTTTGTTTGAAGAGGCTCGTGCTTTGTATGATGCTGGTAAACTACAACTATCTGAGCAAGACGAAGTATATTTCAGTGAAACTGATCTAGGACTAACTGGGATCTATAACGGTGTGAAAGTGCCACTTGACTTTCCAATGACTATTGACTTCTTGTTAGAAGTAAAAAAGAAAGCAAAGAAGAAACAGCCTGAATTAAATAAGCCTAAGCGTGGTGGTTCAAAAAAGTTCTACGTTTATGTACGTAAACCTGGTGGTGGCATCAAGAAAGTATCTTTTGGTGATACATCTGGCTTATCTGCTAAGATCAATAACCCAGAAGCTAGGAGAAGTTTTGCCGCTAGACACAAATGCTCACAAGCTAAAGACAAGACAACTCCAAAATACTGGTCTTGCCGTCTACCAAGATATGCTAAGCTCTTAGGACTTAAGAGTAATTTTTCTGGCTTTTGGTAGAAATAACTTTAAATGCTTAACTACAATATAGAGTCTTTCAAGTGCTTGGTAAGACAGTCTTATTTTACTAAAGACGTAAAACACCATTCTATATTTCACAAGTGTTATGCGTTTGGTATACAGTCTGTTGACTCCAAGATATTGACGTTTCATGTTATGACTGATTATGGCATGTTAAGGTCTCGTGTTCCTATCTCTGAGATCTACCTCAAAGAGCCAAAAGAAGACGTACCATATTACTACAAACAGCTCTGGGATTGTTTTGGATCAGATGCTAGTGTAATCAAGTTCGACTTCTTGAAAGACAAAAGGTGTAGAGTACTATTAAGAGACAAGTCTTATGTTTGGGCTACATATATGTTCACAGTAGACTGGCAGAATAACCCTTATTCAAATGAGCCATCAGACTACAAATGTGGTCATATTCTAGTAGCAGACGAAGGCTACTTACTTTGTCAGCCTAACAATAGGATATTCTGGAAGGATTCTAACTGGATAACAAAAGACTTCCCAGTTGACCCTAAAATGATCAAGGTAGACACTGAACTACTCAATGTAGAATCAATATCTGACAGATGGGTAAGTGAAGATTCTGACTGTTTTTATTATGATATCAATGAGGCCATACCAGGAAATAAAAAAAGAAAGTAATATTGTTGTAAGACACTTTGACGAAAACATTGACCCTGTTGAGTTAATGTGGCATCGTGATCAAGAAGATCGTATTATTGAACCAGTTGAACCAACGGACTGGAAGTTTCAGCTAGACAATCAGCTACCTACTTTAATCGACAAGCCGATATTTATTCCTAGGTATACGTGGCACCGTGCCATTAAAGGTACAGGCCCACTAAAAGTAAAAATAACGAAGCTGTGATCAAACTTACTAACATACTAACCGAAATGCTTCAAGAAGCTTGTTGGGACGGATATGAACAACAAGGCATGAAGAAGAAAGGTGACAAGATGGTTCCTAACTGTGTTAGAGTAAGTGAAGCCAAGAAGAAAAAGAAAGGAAAAATCAACCCTGCTTACTTGACAAAAGATGCAGCGGCAATGAAGAAAGAGATCGACAGAGTTAAGAAGTTAAAGTCAGATGACCCTTCTGCTTATGGCAAATGGGAAGCTGATTATGCTGATAAAGCCAAGACCAAAAAGTATAAGACTAAGAAGAGTGCCGCTACTTCTGCTTACGAAAAAAGATTCGGTAAGAAGAATGAGGCAGAAGGACCAGGATCAATCCCTGAACCAGAGACTAAATTAGTTAGCCAAGATCCTCAGACTGGTAAAGTTAGTTGGGATGTTAGCTACGAGGTCAAGCCAAGAGAATTATATAAAAGAGTTGATGACCTAGTTAAGTTTTTAGAAAGAGCTAAAGGAAACCCTGAGTTAGATGGTATTAGACTTTCTCTAAGAAACCTTAGAGCTAAGATCAGTAGACTAATGACTCAAGGTAAATTGTAAACTATGAAGTTACACGAACTATTACATCAGTTGTTTGAAGAGAGGTTGAAGTTTCACCACTCTAATGCACCGGATGCAAAAGGTAAGTTTAGAAAGTTATCAGCAGAAAAGCTAGCTAACTGGTTGATTAGAACAAGAAAGAGCAACATGAGTAAAATCACAGGCTCTTTAAACCAACAAGCTAACTTTAATCGTAGAG